AACACCTTCGCTTGTAAATGTCCTATCATAAACCAATGTGAAATCAAATGATGGAGTTGCTTGAAATCTATCCTGATCGTTCTCGATATATGGATTACGAATTTCCGATATCCGTAAAATTGCAATCCCATTAGTTCTTAATGTATCCTTAAAGCCGTCAGACTGCATAATATTTGATAGCATATAGAGATAATCCGCAGGAGTATAAGCCGAAACAGAATCAAACGGAATAAGTCCAGTAATCTGAAAAGTGGTTTCTGTTCTTTGCTTATCGGTGAATATCATTTTAGTTCCGTCCCATGCTTGGCTTCGTTGTGGATAACCTACTCTTTTATCGAATAGCTTATAGAAATACAATGCCGCGCCAGTATCCGCGCCAACTTGGTTGGGTTGATATTCTTGTTTGATGGTGATAGGATATCCGTATGTCGTCATTTGAGTATTTATATAAGGCAAAAATACTCTTATTACATCTAAATCAGTCAATTCGCACCGCCGTATAATATGTCCATAAATCTTTAGCTAACCAATCGGTTTCAGATTCTACTTTGAAAGTTTCCCCATTATAGATAAACTTATCACCACTTTTGTCACGGTCGACATCTTGCATATTTTCATAAGTAAATATCGTTACATATTTCTTATTCAAATCTAAGCCTAGTTCGACATAACGATTTCTTGATACTGCCTGGACATTCGCTTTAATATTTAAAGGCGAAGCAAAAGTAAGCACTTCACGTCCTACATCATCGAGAGCCTTGCTAGAATACTTATAGTAAATAACATCATCCATCGGGATTAAATGAGTAGCTTGTTTTAGTAAGTTTTTCATTTCGTTATTTCCTCATGCGTAACAGATGCCATCATGTATCCAGTATCTACAAGAGGTTTTACAGAAGTATTTTTGTTTCCAACTTTCTTTCCTATTAATCTTGCCTTTATCGTCTTAGGATTTAGAGGAGGTGAAACGACTTTGGATATTGCTTTTTTAATATCTCCCTCAACTAATAGAGCTATTCCGCTTATAACTTGATTTATTCTTATATCACCATTTAAGACTTTCTTTATCCCACCTGAATATTGCTTCTTCCAGTTTTCGCCCTCATCATTAGCTGCTTTTCTCACAAAAGAACGCGGAGGGATGTTTTTAGATGGACTTCCAAATTCCTGAGTGATTGCTACCGTAGCAACTGGAGTGCCATCAGGATACTTTTGTTCTTTACCCCATCCTACAGCAAGAGAAGTTCTATCGACCGACTGAATGGCTTTTTTAACCTCATCACGATGAGAAATTTTTTTAATTCTCAAAATGAACCGCCTACTTTTCTAAATGCTGCTCTCTCTGCACGTCCTCCAACATACATCCCACAAACAGAAGCCATCTTTAGAAGTGCCAAAAGTTCTTTACCGTATGGAGTCAATGCTAACCAATAATGAAACTGGTTTTGAATGATTGGAGGTTGTGCCGTAACGCTTATCTTATCAATACTTGAAGATGTAACTATTTGCGGATCTTCTCCGTTAGATATCATCGTTGAAATACTCGTAACATGAGCCGTTAAAAGATTTAAAGCACGGGTGCGTTGAGCCGTAGCCATCCACCCGTAATCTTCGTTACTGACATAGACTGTCGCAATATCCCAATTTTGAGTAATCAAAACATCGGGATATGTCGTCGCACTTGCGAACTCTGGGAATAGTGTTCTAAATGTCGCTATGTCTAAAGTAATCATTGTTTAACCTTATTTTGTTTTTGGTTCTTTACCTTTTGCGAAATCGCTAGGTGTTTTAGGTGCAGATTTGTCTTTTTTAAGGTTCTTTTTCTCAATAACCTCTTCGACTTTTTTCTCTGCTTTTTCTACTGCAATGAAACCGCCCTCAACCATTCTTTGAAATTGGTCGTGTGTTTCAAGTCTTTTATATTCTTCCTCATCAAGCTCTGTCATAACACCTTTTGGAGTTACAAGGTTTTTATCGGCAACACCAGCACCGCCCTTGATTAAAATTGATCCATCTTCTTGAGGAAGTCCGTTAACAGACTCTTTCCAGAATCTAAAAATATTGCTTGATGTTAATGTAGAATAAACGTAAACTTTTGCCATGATAATTTTCCTTTTCGCTTTTATATAGCGGGGAAGAACCCGCTTTGGTTAGGGATTAGATTCCCGATCTTCTGATTACTGCAAATGGACGCTTACAGAATACACCTGATGTCGCGTTTGAATAATCTTCTTCGTAAGACTTCGCTTTTTTCTGAGCGCCTAGCATTTTAAACTTCGCTGGAACTGCTTGTGCGAATGTCATTCCGCCATCGCTTGAACCGTCGTTAACTTTTTCAGCATATAGATAGAATACAGAAGCACCACCATTTGCCTGATAGAATTCAGGAGCCGCAACAATTCTCATGTTTTTATAAGTTTTGTTGATCCAATCTTGAACAGAAACACCGAAGTCAGAAGTAACTGACAAGTATGTCACATGGTTAGTTGGAATCGCCAAAGTCAATGGATCATTAGACGGGTCGATTAGTCCACCTGATTGAGCCACGAGTGCGCCAGTTGCTTCTCTGATATCCGCTGTAATTTCAAGGAATGTTTTAGAACTCCAAAGAGGTGAAGCCGCCGCACCATTTGCAACAGTAGCGTATGCGCCTAGACCTGGATCGTTAAGAATTCCGTAAGTTCTGTTTGAACCTGAGTTATATCCATAGAATCCAACAAGGTTTCTAGCGATTTCAAGCGCTAAAGAAGCACCTTCTCTTTTAGAATCAGAAGCATTTACTTTCATTCTTGAAGCTCTAGCTTCATCAAGCGCGAATACTTCGATACCTTCTTCAAATCTTACAACTGTTCTTCTCTCGAAGTTAGCATTCCAAGAAGAATAAGGAACATTTGTATAATCACCGTATGGTTGAGCTAAACCAGTAACTTCCATGATACCTTGTACGACTTCTTCATCTTCCCATGCGCCGATTGTCTGGATACCGCAAAGTTCATCAATCTTTCTTACCGCAGTTGAAACATGAACGAATCCAGGCAACCAAGTTTGAAGGAACTGAATTGGAGTTGTGATCGTTCCAGTTGTTGTCGTGCCAGTAAGTGAATCTGTAGCATCCATCATTTTATTAACAATGCCAGAATCTAGCCCGATACCGATTTTAGCCAAGTCCTCATATTGAGAAACATCGCTCAGTTTGAATGGCTTGATATTTCTAGCCGCTATGTGTGATAGTTCAACACTCATCTGTTACCTCCTTAGTTTGATAGCTCGATAACTGCCAAGCCAGAAGCCGCAACAGCATATCTTGAAATTTTAGCGTTAGGCACGAATTCTTTACCAGTACCAGCCGCGCTGTCTGCATAAATTTCACCACTTGCCGCAGTCTGAGAAACACTCACAGTATAAGTACCTGTTCCACCTGTACCAGTTCCGAATGCTGTGATATAAGTACCTGGAGCGATGTTTGCACCAGTAATCAATGCACCAACATAAAGAGCGCCGCTAGTAACAGCAGAAACTGTCAAAGTAGTTGTAGCAATATCACCAGTTACTTGAACGATTCTTGCAACCGTACTCAATGCACCCGATGTAGTGTCATAAACAACCAAATCACCAACAGCCGCCGCAGTAGCAGAAGTTACGATCATTTCACCCGCTGTCATACACTCACCCTGAGTATATTGAGGAAGGTTAAGAGTTGGAGTAAGTGAACCCGCAGTTGTACCTTGAAGCGCGTATGCTTTAGGATTAGCAAGGATACCAGCGAATGCGCCAGTCCCACCCATTACCGCTATACCCTCAGCAGAGATAGTGAACGCGTTACCGATTGTATTTGTTGTACTGTTAAGAATATATGGCAATGCTTTATGTGGTGCATCTGAATAGATTTCACCAACAACGCCAAAACCTTGTGTAGTTAAAACTGTGCTTTGCATTAGTTGTTACCCCCGTTAATATATGAGTCAATCTCATTGTCTTTTTTATCCATTGTTTCCGATGGAGTTTGAACCTTATGACCTGCAAGATAACCTTTAAGCGTTGCCACTTCTGCACCTTTCTCAGAGTCAAGACCAATTTTATTAAGTCCGTATTTTGCCATAGCATTAAGATCCATTTCAGCATGGTCGAATGCGCCCACAACTGGACTAAGTGAATCGTAAAGTTTATTTTTAGCATTGATATCAGCAAGAATTGATTTTTTAATCTCATCAGCGTCAAGTGTTGGAACTGCTTTGTCCATTCCTTCGCTTCCTTCTGCTTCTGCCTCAGCTTGTTCACCTTCCGCTTCTTTCTTTTCCATTTCTAGCTCTTGCTTTTCCATTTCAGTTTCAGTCGCCATGTGTTCTTTTAGCATATTCCCAAAATCTGTGAGCATTTTAAGAACATCGGCAAGAGTTGGCTCTTGATCTTCTGTCATTGTTTCAGTTGTTTCTGGAGTTTCTTTTTCTTCCATGTCAACTATCTCCTTTGCATCAAATGTAAATGTCATACTGTCCAAGACAGCAACCTCTTTGCCCATACGACCTTCATCAACTAAAGCAAGATGATTTCCTCTTATTTGTCGTTGTATCACGTCATATTTTACCCCATTGTAGACACCCTCTGCAAATTCGTATACACATCTGTATCCGCACGATAGTTCTTTCTTGCCATTATCTATAAGATTTTTCAAGGCATTACTAAAGACTTTCAAATTCGCAAAGAGGGTTCCATCGGAGAAAGATACCTCCTCCCCTGTTACTCCGTGAATTCCTTTATCTTCTGCCGCCATTGCACCATCACCAATCATATTATGGTCGTCAACGAATGGAACGAGTTTAAATGAGTTGATACACTCTGGGTCGCTTAGTTCTTCTTCTGGTCGATATACATTATAGATTCTGTCTGGTTCTTCTGCTCCGATTGATGCGCCCATATATGGGAATACACCGACCTTAGATATTGGATTTTTCTTGACCTCAAAGAAGCCGTTTTGATCCATGATACGCGCGGACTTATCCTCCGTGTCGCTACTGGATTTACCAGCTTTCTCATAAGCTATCGCCGCCGCTTGTTCTTGTGAATATCCTTCACTTATAAGCGTTGCAATATTTTCCGATATGGTTTCCTGAGAGCTTCCTTCTTTTAACGGCATTTTAATTCCTTACACATTTTCTAACCAACCGAACCAATCGCCAGTTATAAGAAGTCCAGCGTTTCCAGTTGTATACGTTAGGGAAATAATAGCACCTTCTGGAATGGGAATTGGAATGGGGAATATATAAGGGATTCCAGTATCTTGCATTGCCAAACTTCCAAAAGGAATAAATACACCGTCCTGAGTATAGTCATGCCCCTCGAAATATGTTGAGGCGATAGATATTTTTGTATCTTTACCTGCACCAGATGTGCTACTTCCTACAACACCCGCAACCATGCAACGCTTTCCGCGCGGAACCATTCTTGCACTTGATGAACATCTGTTATAATTGACACCTATTTGGTTATATGTCGCTGTTACCGCAAGATTGCTAAAAGTGATTGTGCCTACAGCCGCTTTATTCGTTCCGTATGCTGTCATGTGAGCGCATTGAATAAATCTAATATCAGTCGCAACTGTTAGAACTGGAGTTAATCCATTCATCGTAATTGTTTCAAATTGAGGATCAAGATTTACGTCAAGATAATGGATATGTATCTCTCTAATACCTGTTCCGCCAACGCCATCAGAAGCTGATGTGCTAACAATTGACATTTGTTCTCCAGTTGTTTGATTGGGAACCGAAAATGTACCATCAGCCCAAACAACTTTATTAAATCCTGCAACAGAAGCGGGAACTTCACCGAATGCACTAAACGTCTCAGCCCAAGAAACTTTACCTCTTCCAACAGCAGTCATAAAATTTTGCATACCTTCATAATCACGCGACATTATGTATCCTTTTTTGAATTATATAACTTTTCATGGCATTAAGTAAAATCTAACTCTTTTATGTTATTATAGATAAAAAAGTAAATTTATGAAAATATACAAATTATGTGGAAAGATTTTTTGTATTCAAATAGAAACATACGAATAAAACAATCAGAAAAATTTAAAAAATTCAAAGAGATAATAAATCTTTATGATATAGATGCCCATATAGAGGGTGACAGCATAGACTATAATATAAAGGAATTAAAACTTATAGGTTAACTTTCATCAAACACGATAACAGGCTTCATGGTGCATCTACAGTTTATTGCTTGTCCAGGTAATCCGCGTTCGCCTGTGTTTTGATCTATCACGGGTAAATCATCAAAAGAGTAAATATTTCCGTCCATTGCTATATGATCTTCACGCGGGAATCTTGAACCGCCTGAATGTATCCATTCGAATTTTTGAACGCCTACTTTTTTCATCTTCTCTGCATTGATTGTATTGTATGCCTTGCGTGTTTGATCTAGTGCAATCGTCTTGGCTCTTGTTTCTGTCATATCGCCGTATTTTTGTATTTGTGGAACTAAATCTTTTAGTCCTTGTCCTGATGTAATAGAACGAAAAACAGAACCTTTTATTTTGGTTAGATATTCACTTGGTATAGACTTAATCAAATCAACATTTGAAGTGATTAGGGCTTTTTTCATATCATCAATAGCACCGCCCTTGATATTTGTCTTAATTGCTAGTCCCGCCATTTCTCCTAAACTTGCTTTAAGATTTGAATTACTCACGCGGTCAGTTTGCGATACCATATTGTAAGCCAAATCACCAGACAATCTTGAAAACATATCATCGAATTTTTTAGACAGCTTATTAAGTAATATTCTAGCCTGAGAAATCAAGGAAGCATCTTCTGCAAAAAAATCTTTACCATGACTTGTGTTATATAATGCTTCAATTTCTTTTTGCGTGTATTTTGTCATTTTGACAACTAGCTTTTTAAGTTCAGCTTCATATCGTTTTTGCACAGATGCGTTATATTGCAGAGTCTGCCCTTTTATCATTTCGGGCTTAAACTGCTTTATCCATTTATCACGCTTCTGGGATAGCTTGACTTTCGCCATTCTCTGCCTCTGGTTCTTCGATTGGTTCTTCTTCTTGCGCTAATCCATTATATCCGCTGTTTTCATCTGCTGTTATTTTCTCTCTAACGTCAAGACCATCTATTGCGCCCATATTAACGTATGCTTGATCCGTTTGAGATTTCTTCAAGTTGACATCTGCTTGTTCAAGCTCTGTGAGTGAGTCAAGCGGGTTAAACACAGTTGTTGTTTCTATTTCTAGCCCATATTTTTTGTTAAGGTCAGATTTACATACTAACTGATGATGTCTTTCAATCAATGGGCTGTATTCATTATCTTGGATAGACTCTAATTCTTCTCGATAGTTTGCTTCTTCATATTCACCAGTAGAATTGAATCCCTTTGGGGTTGTTCCAAGCAGTTTAGTCGCTGGAGTATTCGCGATAGATGCGACAAGCTGATATTGAGTCATAATGATTGCGTCTAAATCTCCTAATGCTGTATCGAATTGGGCGATATCCTCATCAACTTTATCGACCAATTTAATACCGAAGTTATCACGATAATATGCCCACTCATAAAGCTTACCTTCTGTTACTTGTTGGTTAGCCAATGCCGCCGCAATATCGGTTTTATAAACGGTCATGCGTTTTGTCTTTGCAAGTTGTGGTGCTTCGTTTGCTGTTGCTTCTGCCGAATAAACCCTTTCATAGATTTTCTGAGGTAGTGGAATACCACCGTAAAGATAAGTCGGCTTTAGAATATCTGCAAGTTCATCGGTTCTGTTTAAGATTAAATGTGACTTGTGGTATTTCTTTCCGTTAATAGTCCAATATGTAGGCTCATAGAAATCAATCGCAGAAGTATCTGAAACTTCATTACCTTCAAAAGTTGGTACACACCAATAAGGGTCAACTTGGCTAATCCCTTGATAGCTTCCTGGAGTTACACCGTCAATGTTAAATGGCTTCTCATAATAAAGCGGGTCAGTAGACTCAACCTTGAATATCGCGATTCTAACCCCAAATACTCTTGTGAACTTTCCAAGCTCTACTAGGTTTTTATTAAGTTTATACTTATGTTTATTTAATTGTTTAATTTCGTCTATGATTTCTGGGTCAACATCTGTCCCGTTATTAATTGTGATTTCATAGCCTTTTCTAACTGCATCTTTTGGAGGAACTGAACACGCTTTAGATATGAGCCAGTTTTGAGCCAACATTGCACACGCTTGATAACCGATGAAACTCTGTGCGCCATACCATGAAAGCTGGTTGTCTGGAATAGATCCTATTTGTCCGTAATATTGAGTTGATTTAACATCGACGCTATCTTGCCCAGTTGCTACAATTTTGTCATCTTTGTGAGTACGTTGAAATGTCATAGCAAGTGCATTTCTGATAACTTTAGATGATGAGATATTAAGCGTTGAATCAGTACTAAAAAAGCTCGATCGTTTTTTGGATGGCTTTTGTTTTTTCTCAGGTTTCTTTTTCCAGAACATAGATAACCTTTTTACTTTATTGTATCTTGTTGTTAGCTATGAAGCAAATAATGAGCGCCGTTTAGGCTTCAATAATGGTTCAAGTGCATAACGTATTCCGTCAATATGGTGATTGTATGCATCAATGATTGTCGGCAATATATCGCCCGTTAGTTTATGTGTCTTGTATGAGTATTTTGCGAATTCATTTGCTGTATGTTTACATCGTGGATGAATAATAACATCGAAGCGTTTTATATTCTCCACTCCATCTTCTATGCTCCCCGCGCCTTTTTTGGCAGATTCTATTTTGAAGCCTTTCCCGTTTAAATATGATATAAGCTCAGGACGTGCGCTGTCTGCCCTAATGGTATGCTTATCTGATAGCGGAACTTGATTAAAGAACTCTGGTAAGTCATCTATGTTTATTCCTATGCCGTTGACTTCATAATCAATATAAAGCGTGTTTCCATCAATGAACATTCTATTAAGAGTCGTTGGGTCATTAGCAAATCCCCAGTCGGCACCGAACAAGAACTCAGCACTTTGTGGTATTTCAAATTCTTCGACTTTATAGTTTTTGAACACTTGTGCATCTGAATTGGTTTTTATCTCACCTTCCCAAATATGGAGATAGTTATTAAAATCACGTTTTCGATCATTTTCCATTTCTTCTTTTAGTACATCAGGGAAGAAAGGATTATCCCAATAGTTCACTTTCATAATAATTGAATTTTCAGGTGGTGTTTCAATAAATCTGCTATATGTTGCGCTTTCTTCTGTTTCTGGGTTGAATGTCACCCATATTTCAGAATTTTCTTCTCTAATTGTAGGAATAAGAATAGCCCAAGAATTTTCTGATACGTTAGCGGCTTCTTCTACCCATGCAATATCTATTCCCTGTGCGCCCTTAATTTCTGTTGTGTTGTAGCGTAAGCCCTTGAATATAAATTCAGTTCCATTTATACCTCTTATGGCATTTTGTGTTACCGTATAGAAGTTGGTTAATTCTGGAGTTTCTTCGATGAGGTCTTTTAAAAGTTTATGCGATGAGTCTGCTATGCTTTCCATGATTTCACGAAGGCATAAGAAACGCATCTTCTTTTGAGTGCCTTTCAATAATAATTCGATTGCTACACCTTGCGATTTACCGCTACCACGTCCCCCATATAAAATGCGATATCTTTTGTTTCCTGATGTGAATTTCTTAAAATATTTAGGTAGTTTCATCTGTGTCTATATATTCTACTGTTATATTGCTTTTTAATTCTCCGCCATGTTCTATTTCTTGCTTATCTTTATACCCATGATTATTCTTTAGCATGAAGATTGATACTGTGGGATTATATTTCCCAGTAAGGCTAAATTTAACTAAATGATTCTCGGCAATATTGAGAGCTTTTTTATATGAGTCGAAAAACTCTTCATCTTTACTATAATTAATTAAGGTTTCTTTTATTACTCCCATATAAACTGCTAATCCAACAATGGTAAATGGCTCATTCTTTTCTTCACAATATGTTTCATATTCTTCTATAGCTTTTTCTAAATCTTCTGGACTTTCTATTTTTCGTGGTCGTGCCATAATCAATCCTTAATAAATGCTACATACAATAACAGTACAAATGTTATAAATGATATTATATATCCGTATATTTCGTTCATTCTTCACGCTCGTTATTCAATTTCCATCCCGCCTTTTCTATCATAGCAGTATCTCCACAACTCCAAAGATGACTATTAAGCATATCTAGCTCAAATTGCTTTCGTCCTATATAATCGCTCAATTCTTCAATCGTTAGTTTAAATAAAACGCTTTCTATCATATCATTGTATTTTCTATAATGGCATGATAGCAAATCTTTGTAAATGTCCTCTGGAGTTAAATCGGTTTCGCAAAAATCAGTTATTGCAAACGCTATGATTCTTTCATCATCGTCGAACATCTCTGCAAGGTCATAGAATCTAAACTGATCTTTACCCATATTAACTCCGTTTTTCTTATTATATCATAATTATATCAATTATGCTTAAATTATCCTGCTATCATATTCCATTAATTCTTCATTATTCATACGAGATACTGAGAATGTTAGTGTGTCTTGCTTTCCATGATCCTTGCAGTATGTATCAGCTTCCATTGTTCCAAGTTGATTTATATATCCCATACCTAAAGCCCAGTTATTAGAAGGAGGCATATTTTTATTTACTTGCCACTTACAGATTACATTTTCACCTGAGCGTTCTTTATGTTCATGCCCAAAATTGAAATATCGGTGCAATGTCTTATGGAAATATTCACGGCATTCATGAGCCATTACCTCACCGCACTTATCTGGTTTCATTTCATGTCCATGAGTAAATCCAAGCAGAGTATTCCCATGTATATAGTATTTACGTGGTTTTAATTGAGTATCTACAATAACACGCTTTTCGTTTCTAAAGTATCCGCTTAGATATTCTTGAACATGAAATGATGTCATATCATCATGGTTTCCTTTTATCATAATGACGATTACTTTTTTATGTTTAGTAAGTGCCATTTGTACTATCTCAATAAATGTATCCCTAACGACTCTATAAACCTTCTGATAACGTCCGTCAGTATCTAGAATATTCTTGCTTCGTTTTGTCATATTTGTTTCATCATCTGCCTCTACCATGTCGCCCAAATCAGATATAATACAAGTTTCTGTATTTGGTGTTGCATCAAGCAGATATTTAAATGCGGTCAATAATGTTTCTTTGGCTATATTAAGGTCATAATCATGTCCAGTTTCTTCATGCCACATTAACG